TGAGTGTTTTCGTATTCTAGATCGTAGTAAAGTCCATTACAAACTAGAGATCCCTGATCGTTTGCTTCAATTACTACGTATGCTTGGTTATAAACGTTGGCGTACTTATATATAATGTTAGGGAAGAGTATTGGAGAGATAGTATTGTTCCGATACACAGCCACTTGTTCAAACGGGCGTGTCGAAATGTCGATGACAGTGAACGTAGAGTAGTCCTGACCTCTTCCTTTCGAGACATCAACGGTCATGATGTACTCGTGCTTGCTAGCAGGTTCTTTGTAAACTAACATAAGACCGCCCTCTAAGACCCGCTGGGGCACTCCTGCCCTCAAAGAAAGGAGTGTCTCGGCGTTTATTAGCGTGTTGCCAGTTCCGAAAAAAGTATTCCCAAATTCCTGGTCAAACTGTAACTGAGAAGTGTTGGCAATCGTTTGTTCTTTCCATTGCTCGTCTCGTCCAGGCACGTCCCACCAGTCTACGCGAAACGATTTAAATTCGTTTACTTTTTGCTCAGCTCCTTCCCATATTTTGTGAAAGATATTTCCGATTCCATTTGCGGTTGAGGTGATGATGACTTTGGTGTCGACGCCTGACGAAATAACAGGATACGTGGAAGTGTAAAACTCAGCTGCTCGCTCAACAAAAGCAAACTCATCGAGATAGAGCAAATTAACAGACATGCCCCGAATAGAACTCCCGCTAGTGGCAGCAGCAACAATCCTAGAATTATTAGAAAACTCGATTGAACCTTTATTAAGAGTTTTACACCCAGGTTGTAAGAAGAACGGAAGATTTTCCAACATGAGAGTAATACGGGCGAGCATCTCTCTGGCAGTTGATCCTTTATTCGCCAGTATAGCGATTGTTTTTTCGGGGTTGAAGATAGCATACCAGAGTAAGTATGCAACCGACGATATTGATTTACCAGACTGTCGACAAGCAAGAACGATACTAAAGCGATTATCGTTAAAATGCTGAAACATGCTTCTTTGATAATCGTACAACTCAAACGGAACGAGTCCCCTATCCAACGAAATAATTTTGACGTATACTTCTGCGAAATACTCAGGGCTCGCCATACATTTTGCATATTCTTGTACCTGATCTTGTGTCCATTCTTGAACAACGCCATCTTTCTTGACAAGATGATTAAACTGATAAGATTCGTTACTCATTCTCAACGTCTGAGACATCATTAATCACCTTTTCTTCATTATTTTTTAACAGTCTCTGTAAATCAGTTGTACTTCCAAGAAACACATTGTTGTTTGTAATTTGTTTTTGTTCTGGTTTATCCTCTTTGATAACTTCCTTGTGTTTTTTATTCAGTTCCATCAACTTGTCATTAGTGTCTGCAAGATTCTTAATTAATCCTGACAAAACTTCAAACGCTCTCGGGTGCTCTGATTCTCTCGCAACCTCAATCATTAAGTCGAGAGATTCTTTTCCCTTTTCGATTAATTCGTAGTATGTTGCTCTAGAATAATCATAATCATATTCAACTTTTTCAACAGGGTTTTTTTCATCATTCATAATTTATGCCATCTTTTAACTAAGAATAAAGTCAGGAACATCTCCCGGAGCATCTGGATTATCCGTAGCGTCTGTCGATCCACCAGTGCCTTCATCTCCTCCACCTTGCCCAGGAACATACTTACCGAAACTTCCTACTGGATCGCTTGGGTTGAAATCACCTGTCACAGTATTACCAACAAACTTTAACAACATCATTGCTGTTTGTGTATTGTTTCCGTTTTGTTGTAAAGAATATGTAACCGTTCCATTCGAAGTTACGACAAACATATTACTTTGTACGTAATCGTTTCTGTAAACAGCTCTTCCCATGGTTCTAGTCATATTATTTGAGAAAGAAATGTTAGGATCACCAGAACTTGGTCCTTCGGCATCTATTCCATTACCGTTATCTTCTTCTGCCATACCCCAAGCAAGAACAAGGTCGTCTTTCTCTCCGCCAGAAATTGAACATAGGTTTGCGCTGCCAGAACCAGCATTTTGTGTAGAAACAAACGTAGCATCATATCTACCAGGTATCATCCAAATTTCTTGAATCGTTGCTACGTCGTCATTATCAAATGTCATTGTAGCATTAATAGTACTCATTTGACTGTAAGGTATTTCTACTTGAAGAAATCCAAATCTACCGCCAATCAAACCGCTTCTCTTAACACTCCACTGATAGTTGTTTGGATTTGTTACATCGCTTGAAGTTCTTAGATTGTATCCGTTAATTGTCAAATTGTAAACAAAGTTTGCAGTACCACCGTCGGCAGCGGCATTAGCGTAAACAATTGTAACAAAGTTTGTTAATTGAGCAGCTGCTTTTCTTGAGTCAGTTTTATTTTTAACTGTCAAAGTTCTAGTAGCGGTAGTTCTGTTTCCATTAATACCGTTACCCTTCACTTCATCACCAGAAGATGGGTTTAAAGTTCCGCCAGTTGCTGCAGGAAAACTGGTTGAGTTTACTCCATTGAGAGACCATTGCCTAAACGGTCTGAATTCCCAACCATCCGCTCCTCGGTTGCCTGTTATAAAGGAATCCAAGTTAAACGCTTGCCTACTAATTAAATCGTTACGCAAAGGTTGCGTTGAAGTTAGTGATTGACCGTGATCTGACGCGTAGATTGATTCATCAGACAACCACATATTTGCCAAGCGTGTCTTCAACGGTAATCCAATTGTTGTTGTAATACCGATTGACGTTTGATCCTGAACAGTACTTGTTAGATTATCTTGAATATATGCGACATGAAGAGACTGGTTAACATTACCAACATTCTGATCATCTTCCCATCTAAAGAAAACATTTGTGTTCAGAGATTTAGCGGTGCCAGGTGTATACGCTGACCAGTTAGAACCATCAGTAGAAAACTCAAAAACGTGTTCAGCGTTTGGTGTTCCTGTAATGTACACGGAATAATTTAATCCTACGTTTGCACCAGTAGGAGCATGCCAATCTGCCAAAGCAGTTGTTGTTATAGTGTCATTAACTTCTTCCGCTTTTTCCAGAGTACCGTCTGAATAAAAACGAAGGTATGCATATACTTCAGTTGCAGTGATTTGATCATCAGTAGATGCAATTGAAATAGAACCTGGTAGTGAAACCGTGCCGACATCTTCTGTTACTGTTCTAGTAGTTGGATCAGTGAATTCTAGGTCAGTATAACCGCTGTCGTTGTATATTTTGATAACAAAATTTTTGTTACCTTCCAACGCTGGGTTAGAATCTTGTCTAATCACAAAACTTCCTGAGTTGTTAGGAAGAACAACTGCACCCCTCAAGTTTCCGTTGACTATTGTTGTCGTAACACCGTTGTCAGAATAACCAGCAGACCAATCTTCCGCTACGGTAGGATTGTTACCAGTTCCAGCAACCTCCCAATACAGAGTTGTTCCAGGCGCTAAGTTTGTAGTAGTTAAAGAGTAGGTGTGATCTGAAGTTCCTGACGCTGGCTCAGTTAGAGTCACATCGCCTGATATCTGGTATGTTGGTGGATTCAAAACTACATCTTTCATGGTAAACTGAGCAGTTGCTGTTTCACCGCTAATATTACCAGTAACCGTTATAGTCGCAGTTTGATTGCCTTCAGTCGTAAACTCTAACGCGCTAGTCGTAACGTCTTGCGTCGCTGAAGTTATGTTTCCTGAATTTGCGTCTAGTCCTGTTATCGTCGACGGAAAAGAAACAATTCTATTAGTTACGCTTCCCGGAGCGCCGTCGTCAGTAATGGTAACAGTCACATCTTCAAGGCAGTTTGTACTGGTTACAGTAAAACTTAATGTTTCACCTTCAATAATATTATTATCCCCGTTGACAAAATCAATAGAGTAACCTGCAGCAGCATCATCCATTTGAAAACTGACTTGCGCAGAAGAACCTGACTGCTGCCCGACGATCTGAACAACACCCGATACTAAACCCTGTATCTGATCGTCAACCGTTGTCGGAACATTAATAGTTAAGTTACCGTTGACTGATGTCGCAGTTCCTGAAGACGTGGGGAACCTACCGAGAACATCACTACCAATAATCTGCCAATCTACGTCTTCGGGCAGAGGGTTTGACGGTAGAATCTTGAACGATAGGTCAGTTCCCTCAGCAAAACCAGAGTTAGTAACCTGAACATTATAAGTTGGACCTGACGGTGTAATACTAGTGTCATTAACAATTACAGTTTTCTCTGCTAATTGTGTGCCGCCTGAAGGTTGATCGAAAAGGTATATTCTAAATAATTCTGATCCCTCAGTTTTTAGATCATTCAATAATTCAATTTCGTTATACGTTGCATTGCCCGAAACAATGTTTATAGTCTTCATATTTGATACGGTCGGAAAGACGTATTGCGGTTCGTATCTTAATTCATTCTCAAGAACTTTCCAGTTGTATGGCGAGATAGATTCTAACATCAAAGTTGTCGCCATTGGATCAGTTTGACCTGGGAAATCAACATCTTCGTGAATTGGTTCTGAACTACCTTTGATTGACACTAACTGATATCTACATCTTACCGGATCAGGTTGTGCAGTCCAAGCACCAGATTGTGCGTTTGTGATCAACGCGGCACTAAATTCATTAACAAGTTCATTCTCGAAAACGGTTTTATTGAGAGCAGGTTCGTCAAAAGTAGTCATTATGACAAGATCGCCTGCCTGAAACGTTTGCAAATATGTTAATAAATTATTTGCATTTGTTACTCCGTTTACAGCATCGTATGTATCATATTGGTTTGACGAATGATAAACAAACGTGTTTCCGTTTGATGTCATTCTGGTAACCAACCATCCTCTAGTTGTATTTTGACTAAGTTCTTCTGTTCCGCCGAATCCGCCTGTTACAATTCTTTGTCTTGAGTATTGAGTTCCTGTGTCATCTAAACCCGAACTTTCCATCTGAATATAAACTGATGGATCAGACTGAGGGTTTTTAAAATCTTCGTTGTTAGTTGTCAAGTTAGCAAAGTACAAGTAAACTGGTCCGTCGTCAGCGTTAATAGCATTAATGGTAACACCAACTGCTGTTCCTTCATCCACATTACCTGCCGAAATTAAATAAGTTGGATCTTGTTCGTAGTAAATAATTTGTTCACCAAGAGCAGATGATTCTGCGTCTCCGGATGCCTGAACTTTACCATCACCCCAAGGATAATGATTAGCAACACCAGGAAAAGGTTGATTTGTATTTAATGCCAGATCTACAACACTTAGAAGAAGAACCTCTCCGCCAAGATACATTCCCGCTGGATGAACAAACAACTTGAACAGTTGTCTCCAATCTTTAATAGGAACACCGATCTTAATTAACAGAGCATATGTTTGATACAGTTTATCATCTGTCAAATACTTAACGCTCTCAACACCAAGTTTAGTGTTAGGGTCGTTAAGTTTAAAGACGTTGTTCTTAGTGTAAATTATCTCTGGGTCTAAGTTATAGAACGAGCGGAAGAACCACTGA